GTGGCAATGGCCGTCGTTGCCAGTTGCCTGTTGAGGTGTTCTTCCGTCAGCCTTGTCTCGACCAGCAACGTCCCCACCGGGTATTTGTGTGCGTCAGGGTGCCCATAAACTTTGAGCGCACTGACGCACCGACGAAGGGTTAGGTACCAGTGTTCGCTTCCGTCTCCGGTGTCTGAAGCGAATTCAGCGAGTGGGTCGTCGCTTTGACTCGGTTCAGGATCACGAACACTTGTTGCAAAAAATCCTGCAACCCTCCGGTGTCTTCGATGGTCAACTCATAGATCGCCAGCATCAGCCGAAGTTGAACAGGCGCAGGGAGACGTTGAATCTCCCCGGCCCGGTCCGGCATATCAGTAGCCAGGGCGATCAGCAGAGCTACCAAATCAGGGAACTCTTCCATGAGTTCCATGCCGAACTCGCTCAATTTCTGATCGTCTTCCAAGCGCCCCTCCACGATCTGGAACGCCTGGGTTAAGGAATCTTTGTGGGTGCGAATGGCAACGGTCAGGTCCTGAGTGCTCAATCCTCGAACAGTCAGGACCTTTTCATTACCCGCTTTCCCCCACTTCACGTTTTCTGTGTTGTAGAGAAATTCATCCATGGGTTGATCGCCCTATCGTTGGTTGTAAATTAGGCCGCAGGACGGCCGTCTACGTACACTGCCTTCATGCCTTCAAGCTCACCGATCTCCACGGAGAAGCCCATGTTCTGCCAGTCGTCGCCTTTCAGCGCCCAGTCACCGGTTGGCTGCAGGGTTACATACGGGATGTAAACATCCTTCTGTTTACCCTTGGCGTTGAAGGAAACGAACCGCAGGGCGCCTTCCACGGAAGCGGCGGCGTTGGTGCTGACACGCTTACGGGTGTTGGCTTCCGGGGTGTAGTCCACAGTCGCACCCTTGGTGCCGTCGAACATTCCACCTTCCAGGATGTAAATGCGACCCAGAGCGGCGTCCAGGGTGTAGTCAGTACCTTCGACCGCTCCCACCGGGGTTGCTGAATCGTCACTTACTGTGACTGCTGTCACACCACGGACACCCTGGGGGTTAGACGCACTGGTACCCAGTTGGTAGTAGCGATCCGGCAGCAGATTGCCACCTTCGTTGATCGACTCACCCACCACCGGGTCGGCAGTCTGGGACACCTCGCTCACGTCACCCAGGACGAACAGTGCGGCGTTTTCCTCACTGATATTGTCGGTGGTCAGAGCGCCGGTGCGAGTCAGTTCCAGGATTACCGAGTCGTCCTTGGTGCGGACACCCTCATCACTGTTGAAGTGGTCCAGGGATTCGGACTCGACGTTCAGGTTGAATTCGGTGGTGTTACCCAGGTAACGCTCACCGGTTTTGGTCTTGGTGCCCGGTGCGAAAGGGTCAAAGTACAGTTTGCCCCGTCCGAGCACATAGTTCTTTTTATCGGTAGCCATGGCCACGATCTCCTACTCAGTTAAATGTGCCCCGACTCTTTCAGCCATTCGGCCTGTCGGGCATTCAGCTTCACTTTCGCCCCCGGAGCCTTATCTTCACCCTTGAAGACGATTTTCTTCTTCAGGGTGTACTCCTTGAGCGCAGTGACTTCTTCCCCAGTCGATTCCTCCGGGGCCTGTTCTTCGCGCTTACGCATACGGGTCTCCTAAGTTCTCCGCGATGGTGAGAGTCAACTTCAAAGCAAAAAAACAACAGTTGGTTGTTTCGTCAGCCTCAAAGCACATGCCTCCGTCTACTTCGATGTCCTCAACCAGGCCACCGAGCATGTAGTTCGGCCCGGGCATTCCGGCGCCACCCTCGTCCACCAGTTCCCCGAGCTTCTGCTTCACTGCGGCCATGAACTGGTGGGCCGGGTCTGTCGGGTGGTAACGGTCCGGCGTGATATACCCTTGCAGTCCGACGTACCAGGGCATTGACCGCATCTGCCGGTCTGCTCGGTCTTCGTACTCCGGTGGCATTTCAAACATCAGCAGAAACGGCGTCTGGCTCTCATCTGCCGGTCGTTGCCGTCCACGCCACACCTTGTTGGTGATGTCGAACCCTTCCACTCCTTCGAGGTGGGTGGTCAGAGCTTTGAGGATCTGCAGTCGTTTGCTGTCAGCCACCGTAGAGTCTCCCGAATTGACGCCTGAACTCACGGTTCAGGTAACTGTTCAGTTGCGGTTTCATCTGGTCGATCATGCTTTCGCCGTTCTTCTCGGACGACATCACCTGGTTGACCGACGGGCCGTATAGTAACCACACGTTCGAGGTCTGGTTCTTGTAAAGCGGCTTGGCTCGAAAACGGCGCTTCGGACGCTCCCCTTCCGGCAGGCGAATGGCCAGACCCCGGTTGCCACCGTCCTTCGCCCCTGTCTTCAGGTCCATCAGAAAGGCATTGGGGATGACCACTCGGCGCCGTTTCACCTTCAAACTGACACCTGCCCGCTTCCGACCCGGGCGGGTTTTATTCGGCTGGTACAGTTGTTCCGCACCGAACCGTGCCAGGGAGGTAGGTCGGCGCCGGCCGATGATTGCCCCACGCAGGTTCTTCTCGGTAGCCAGGACCTCGGTGAGTCGGGCATCGTTCAGATAACTGGGCGGCAGGTTCACCTGACTCAGGATTTCCTGCTTGACCACCCGGCGCCCGCGGCGAATCGTGTCATTGATCGCCAGGCGACCGGCCTTTCGTGACACCTTTGGGTAGTCCCGCAGGTACTTCACGAAGGTGTCGTCACCAGAAATGTTGAACTGCAACCCGAGGCTCATACCCTCACCTCACACAATGCGTAATGCTCACCCTGGCGGTTGTAGTTCTCGATCACGACCTCGACATTCTCGAAATCAGGAATGCGGATCATGTCGCCTCGCACAGGGGTCACTTCTCGCAGATCAATAATCACGCGATTGATCTCTGAGAAATAACCCGGGGAGAACTCGTCGTAGTTGTCTCCCAGGTACGCCGACTTCCGGTGTAACCGAACGGTGATTTCCTGATCGGTGACCGTGGCGCTGTTGAAAAAGCCAGGGACAGAGAATGTCCCATGGACGGCATCCCTGGCTTTTTGCTTAATCTGAGCCCAGTTACGGAGCATTTAACCTTCCAGTCCCAGATCGGAGTCGTCAGCCGTGTCAGAACCGTCTTCGGCTTTCTGACCACCGGTTTTCTTCGTTGCGGCTTTACGACCACCGGTGTTGCGCTTCGGCTTCGATTCTTCGCTGTCAGCCAGTTTGTCTTCGACCACGTACTCTTTGGCAGCACCTAGGTCGATCAGACGCTTGGCTTCGGCGTCGGTTTTCGCCTCGAACACATCGCCGGCGTGAGCGGTTTTACCACCCTTGCCTTTGCCGGCCAGGACTTTCACGCCCTGTACTCGATTCACAGCTTCAAGTTTCATGGAGATCACCCTTAATTACAACTGTTGGTTGTATCCCGGGGCACAAACGTACCCCGGGCATTCGCCGCTATCAGGCTACCACAGTGGCCTTGAAAGTGGCATTCGGACGGCGAGGCACCATCAGCGGAGCGGACTGTGACATCGCATACTCCACGGACGGGTCTTCGTTCATCCAGGTCTTGGGGAAGATTTCCAGCGACTGGTAGCCGGCACGGGCGTCCATAATGGCGCCGAAGCAACGGATACCCTGTACGCCAGCCGGGTTCACACCCACGACCGCGTTCTGGTCCATGATCTCCACCTGGTTACCCTGCTCATCCTCGTAGATGTCAGAGTAAACCCAGACGCGGATACCGGAACCCAGGGTGCCTTTCAACTGGATGATCGCACCGTTCTCATCGGCCTGACTGATACCCAGGTCCAGCATGATCTGAGAGCTGTTCTTCAGGTCAGTGTTCAACTGCTTATCAGTCTTCGGATGGTTGATCAGGGCTTCCCAGGCGGCAGTACCCATTACCCAGTCGGTGGCCGGGTAACCGCCAGCACGGGCCATTTGCAGTGACCAGGTTTCCATGTCCTTGAACGGATCGGAACCGGTCGTGTCGCTCCACAGGTTGGTACCACTCAACACCACGGTGTTGTTGGCGTCACGACCGAAGTCCACGGTCTGAGTCGGGTAGTCTTCACCCTCAACAGTAACCGCACCGTTGATCGCGGCTTGTGCAGCCATGACTTCCCAACGACGATGGATCATATCGCGCTGTTCCACCATGATGTCGCCCACAATGGCGTCACGGCGACTCTGCAGGCTCTGGTTGCCAGTGTACGGTTCGCCCGCACGACGGGTGATCAGGCGTTCCATGTCCACCGGGTGCTTCGGTTTGACGTAGGCCGGCGCGAAGCGACGGGTGTTGTAACCCTCGGATTTCATCGGCTTACCTTGAACGGTAGGCGCAACGAACGGGGCCAGACGGCGACCACGGTCAATCTGATCGAAGTCGATGTACTGGCTCTGGAAGTTCACTTGCTGTCGGAACAGCAGGTTGAGCCAGAAGTTGCTTGGCGCCGGGACCTTCCGGATAACCCCGAGCAATTCGTGAGTGCTATAAGGCGTGTAGCTCATGGCCTTTTCTCCTGTTGGTTAAGGGTTATCGGTTAGCCGGAATAACCGAGCGACCGATGGTGAATGTCAGTACCGACGAAGGCACCGTCTTTCTGAGCGGCAGTTGCGCCAGCCGGCCAGTTCAGGGCGTCGGTGTTGAAGTAACCACCTTCGTAAATCGGGTGCTTGGCAGCACCAGCGGTGGTGTCAATCGCTTCGCAGGTGATACCCACAGCCTTCGCGGTGCCGTCGGTGGCACCCGGCGCCCACTCAACCAGTTCACCACTGGCGTTCAGGGCTACAATGGAGTTCGCAGCCAGAGTCACGGACGCGGCTACGGTCCGGGCGTTGGTGATCACCGGGGCGTCACCCGCAAACAGTTCAGGCGGGGTGTAGCTATCGGTGGAAGTTCCAGCAAGAATGCTCATGGTCTTTCTCCCCTATCAGGACAATTTCACGCCAGCGGCAGCGGCGTAGTTCTTCAGCAGAGAGCCTTCTTCCGGTTCCTCGGATTCTTGACCTTCCGCCTCGGCACCCATGTTCGGGTTGTCGGAGTTCTCCATGGCGTTCTCAAACGCATTGGAACCGCCCGACGGCTGGGTTGCCTCAACCTTTGGTGCGTCAGCCAACATTTCGTTGATTTCCTCGGCACTCAAAGAGTCTTTCGCCAGCATTTTTCCCGCCAGACCCTCACGACCGGCGTAATGCTCTGAACCCATCACCGCTGCATAACGGTCACGTTCCATCTGGCGCCCTTCGGTTACACCCTCTGCTTTCGCTGCATCCAGGTCAGCCTGGGTGAAAGTCTTACCTTCGCCACCCGCGTCCGCGGCCTGCTGACCGGCTTGCTGGGTAGGCTTCTGTTGCTCTGCCATAACGGTCTCCTTTGACTCACCGTTCAGTTCGGCTACGAACGCTGTCATGGCTTCCTGCGGGGAAGCGACAGCATCCACCAGTTTGAGGTCTACGGCTTCCTGGGCGCTGAGTGTCTGCGCTTCAGTCTTCCGCACGGCCTCGTCATCCAGACCGCGATACCGGGCCACGGCACCTACAAACATGCCGTAGGACTCGTCGATCTTGGTCTGAATTCGGTTCCGCACCCCGTCCGGGAGTGCTTCGTATGGGTTACCGTCCACCTTGTGCTT